TATACTCTGAACCATTTCATTGAAAGAGTGAAAATATACGTTCAAGAACAATTCAATTATGAAATTATATCAGTCAATCTCAAAGATTAAAGGAGTAGTGTATGAACGAAATAGGAGACGACTTCTACGCAACAATTAAACTCTTATCAGGTGAGGAAATCTTCGCTAAGGTAGCACCATGTGAAGAAGACGACAGAACAATCCTCATCCTGTCAAATCCAATTATTGTAGAAGAATTAACAGTAAGAGGCAAGTTCCAAGGTTACAAAATGGAACCCTGGTTGAAGACTTGCAATGATGATTTCTTTATGTTAGATATGAAGAATGTCCTCACAATGTCAGAATCGGACAGTATTGAAATGATTGTATATTATCAAGACTACGTTCGTAAGATGAATAAGACTAACTATTCAAAGCTAGATAGAAAGATGGGTTACTTATCTTCTGTCCATGAGGCCAAAGAGGTTTTAGAGAAACTCTTTAATAACAGCTAAGGTTCCCTTTCATCCTGGACAAACCTAGTCTATATGGATTTCAAGGTATTGTCAACTCTTTATGAAACTGATATAATAATATCAGTAAAAACTATGTTATATGGCTATCAATCACAATTATGGAACTATGGCAAGACCAAAGAAATCGGAACATTATGTTAATAACAAAGAGTTCCTAAACGCTCTTGAGAACTACTTTGCAGAGGTAGAACGAGCAAAACTCAACGATAAGCCCAAACCTGTAATCCCCAAGTATATTGGTGAGTGTTTTCTTAAGATTGCAAATCATTTATCATACAAACCAAACTTTGTGAACTACATGTTCAAAGATGATATGATTTGTGATGGTATTGAGAACTGTGTAAGATATATTCATAATTTCAACCCTGAGAAGTCCAAGAACCCATTTGCTTACTTCACTCAAATCATCTACTATGCATTCCTGAGACGTATCCAACAGGAGAAGAAGCAACTGGAGATCAAGAACAAGATTCTGGAGAAGACCAACTTCGACGAAGTCTTTGATGCCAATGACCTTGACAGCGGAAACTACTCCGACTATAATTCCATCAAAGATGCAGTCCACAGCAAACTCCGTTATCAATGAAGGTAGCCGTCATTACCGACACTCACTATGGTGCAAGGAAAGGTTCTAAACTTTTCCATGATTACTTTGAAAAGTTCTATCGTGATGTCTTTTTTCCCAATCTGAAGAAGTATGGTATCGATACCGTAATCCACATGGGGGATGCGTTTGATAGCCGTAGAGGTGTCGAATTCAAATCACTTCAGTGGGCAAAGAGAGTGGTATTTGATCCTCTCAAAGAGGCAGGTATCAAGATGCACCTGATTGTCGGTAACCATGACGCATACTACAAGAATAGTAATGAAATCAACTCTGTAGATCTTCTACTCAAAGAGTATGACAATGTCATTCCATATTCAAAAGCTACCGAAGTAAACATCGGTGGACTTGGTATCTTGTTAATTCCTTGGATATGTGAAGACAATGAGAAAGAAACTCACAAACTTATTAAAAAGACAGACTGCCCGTTCGCGATGGGGCACCTTGAGCTCAACGGATTTAGAGTTAATCGACAAATCATCATGGATCATGGTACTGAGAGCGAGTTATATTCAAAGTTCACCAAGGTCTTCAGCGGTCACTACCACACTCGATCGGATGATGGACGGGTCTTCTACTTGGGTAATCCATACGAAATGTTCTGGACAGATGTATGTGATCGGAGAGGATTCACCATCTTTGATACAGAGACTCATGAACATTTTCACATAGACAATCCCTATCAGTTGTTTCATAACATTTACTATGAGGACACTGATCATCAATTGTTTGACGCTACTGTATACAAGGAGAAGATTGTAAAGGTAGTAGTCAAACAGAAGACTGATGTAAAACAGTTTGAAAAGTTCATTGATAAACTCTATTCTGTTGGTGTTGCTGACTTGAAGATCGTTGAGAACTTCGAGTTCAGTGGTTGGTATGACAAAGATGATACCACCGATGTGGATACTGAGGATACCCTTTCTATCTTGAATAGATACATTGAGGAATCTGAAGTCAGTCTAGATAAATCTAAAATCCAGAAAGTAATCAGAGAAGTATATCAGGAAGCATGTGAACTAATCTAATGTTTATTATTACAGTTGCAGGACATGAAAAGGATGGAGCATATTCGGTAGTAGATGAGGACGGAGAACAAGTCCTTTATATCTTCCAAGAAGAAGATGATGCTACTCGATATGCACTGCAACTGGAAGAACTTGACTACCCTGAGATGCATGTGTTAGAAATAGAAGACGAGATAATGATCAAGACCTGTGAAATGCATGATCACAGGTATACGATCATAACACCAAATGATATTGTAATTCCCCCCGACGACGCTAGTGATTACCTTTAAGACTATCTCCTGGAGAAACTTTCTTTCAACGGGGCAACAACCGACTACTCTTGATCTTGATCAACACAATACGACACTAATCGTTGGGTCTAATGGGGCTGGTAAGTCCACTGTTTTGGATGCTTTGACTTTTGTATTGTATGGTAAAGCATTCCGTAAGATTAATAAGGCACAACTTATCAATACCACCAATGAGAAAGGTACATTGGTTGACATTGAGTTCCGCGTTAACACCACAGATTGGAGAGTTGTAAGGGGTATCAAACCAAACATCTTTAAGATCTATAGAGACGATGAACTCCTGGATCAACAACACTCTGCTATCGACCAACAGAAATGGTTGGAACAGAATGTTCTGAAGATGAATTACAAGTCTTTTACTCAGATTGTCATTCTGGGTAGTAGTTCTTTTGTACCTTTCATGCAACTCCCTCAGGGATCTCGTAGAGAAGTCGTAGAGGATCTTCTGGATATCAAGATCTTCTCTTCTATGAGTGTCCTTCTTAAGGAGAAGATTCGTAGTCTGAAAGAAGATGCAAGAACCTTTGAGTTG